ACGGCACTCTGGCAGCTCCCAACAAGTTTGAGGTCTATTACTCGACCTTTGCTGCTGTTGCTGAGGTTCGGGACTGGAGCCTTGAGATCTCTCGGGCAGAGATTGACGTAACAACCATCGGCAAGACCCTCGGTCAGTTTGTTCCGTTCCGTTCTTACATTTCTGGCTTTGGTGATGCCAATGGCACGGCCAATGTTTACATGACGGACGAAGACTCGGCCCTTGCAAATCGCATGGTTCAAGACGTGCTGCTTCGTCGGCAGGTTGGCGCTTCTATGAAGCTCTACGTTGAGCGCATTGAGGCAAGCGGTGTTGTGAATGATGCCAAGAGCCGCTCGATCGAGATGGACGTAACTCTTACGTCTGCCTCATTAAATGTGAATCCAGATGATGCTCAGTCGGTTGCAATTGCCTTCCGTCCTTCGGATAGCATCAGCTTCGACTTCGCGACCACCTGATAGCGAGTTCCATGCAATGCCCCGCTTCGGCGGGGCTTTTTGATATGACCCTTCCTTCGCTTCCAGTACAGAAAAACTTCGTTTTCCAGCGAAGAGCCGACTTTGTGGCCCGTTTTAGCTTTAAGTATCAGTGTAATCCGGTCAATCTCACTGGTTACACGCCAATTGCACAAGTTTGGGATTTCGATAGAACACAAAAGTACCAAGACTTCACGATCAACTGGGTTGATCAATCGAATGGAATCATTGAGCTAAAGCTGCCTTATACCGGAACTGTTTCATTGCCAGGTGAATGCCCTTATGATCTGATGCTAATTTCCCCGTCTGGGCTAAGGCAGTATTATGTTGAAGGTATCCTGTATGAAAGCGAGGGGTATTCAACACCGTGACTATTGATTTGATCGAGGTTCAGGTGCCTGGCCCGCAAGGGCCTCCTGGCTCCTCTGCGCCCTTTTATGGCCAGGCCAGCAGGATGACCGCCGGGACGATCACCGTGGCTAGCCAGGGTGTTTACCAGGCCACTGGGCTCTCTGCTGTATTCGATGCCGTCAATGCCTCGGGTGTGGTGCTGGCAACGACGGCCACATTTGGCCTGAAAAATACCAGCGGCCTAACTAAGCTGTTTCGAGTCTATGGAAGTATTGATGCAAAAGGGAACAACAATGAAACCCTGGGTGTCAAGCTTGCGAAAAACGGAACGCCCATTGACGAAACCGAATGCCGGGCATTTGGTGGCAGCAGCGCTCAAGAGGCCAAGCTTGTCACGAGCTGGATGATCCCGCTCGCAAACAGTGATGAGGTTTCATTGCTGATCGCTAACCATTCCAGCACCCATTCAATCACTTTTGGTCGTGGTAGAATCCTGATGTCCGCCGTCAATTAACAGACTCCATGGCAACCGCTCCCACGTCTTCCGCTCCTGCCAGTCAAGGCTTTGGTCGTGCAATTGATCGCCTGCGCAAAGCTGCGAACTTTGAGCCCGTTAAGCACAGTATCTTGCTCGATGATGGTTCCGAGTTTGAATTCCAGAGCACCCCTCTTACTGCAAGCGAACGGGAGCGCGCCCAGAGGGAAGGCAAGACCACAAATGACTTTGCCATCTCTTTGCTGATTATCAAAGCTCAGGAGCTTGATGGCCAGCCGCTGTTCAAGCGTGGTGACATTGCCGCCCTCAAGAACGAGGTACCGGACGAGATCCTGCAGAAAATGATTCTTTGCGTGCTCCGTCCTGGCAAGGATGACGAAGACGAGATTGACATGAAAAGTTCTGAAGGCTGAGTTTGAGAAAGACACGAGGCTTCAGTTTCAAATGCAATTAGCCGAGGCGCTACATTGCACACTACATGAACTGAAGTCCCGTGTTACAGAAGAAGAGTTTATATTGTGGCAGCTCTACTTCAGTAGAAAAGCCGAAGTACAAGCAAAGGAAATGGAAAAAATCAAAAGGAAGCGCTAAGCTTCCTTTTTCTGTTTGTTTCTCCAGCTTGTGTCAACTTTTCTAACTGGCTCCGATAGCGCCCTTTCTACGCTCCAGCCCCTTCCAAGTCTTGTTGATACTGTCTCTTTGTTGATGCCAAGCTCCTCAGACCATTCAACAATTGATTGTGTTTTCCCTTTCCATGTCAACAGCGTGACAAGAGTGCTATTCCTGATCTGTTCTTTTGTTGTTGCCCACCTGCAGTTCCAGGGCGCATAAGGACCATCGTTGTCAATCCTGTCAAGCGACATACCTGGGGGCTTCTCCCCCATGTCTTTGTAAAAGTTTTCAAACTTGCGCCATTCATCGCAAACGTAAATTCCGCGACCACCGTAGCGTCCGTAGAAGACGTGGTTGGGGTTTGAGCACCTTTCGTGCATCCCGCACCAAATTCTATGTATTTTCGTCTTCGACATTCCATGCTCTTTTCTGGGTGGATTCTCTCTTAGGATGCAGCCACAGCTTTGCGTTGCCCCTCCGGCAAGGCTGTAGCAATAAATCTCCTTTGGCTCGCTGCCGCACCTGCACTGACAGAGCCAATACTTTTCTCTTCTCCCCAGTCCTAAAACTGTTAGGCGACCAAAAACCTGTCCAACAGGTGGTAGACTGCTTTTCATCAGTTCATTGCGAGTGAGCTGGTCACGCCTTGGGGTCTTCACACCGCCAAGGCACCCTAATTTTATCACGGACTGCCCCTGCTTGGAACGGGCTTTTTGCTCTCGCTAGACTGTTGGCAGCATTGACTGCCTGATGGCCAGCGTTGACGCAAGAATCAATATATTTGCGGACGCTAGCGACGCATACAGGGAAATATCCAAGGTGCAGAATAGGCTAAATGCCATCTCCCAGTTTTCTACACTACCTCTCGGTGATCTTGTAAAGGTTGGCGGCATTCAGAGGGCTGTAAAAACTATAAACGAACTGGAGGCTGCAGTTGTTTCGCTTCGCTCAAGCGTTAGAAGCATAAATGCGCCAGGTGGTGGTCAGCTTGGCGATAGCATTAGAGTTGCGGTGACTAGCGCAAATAAGTTCTTTGATTCTCTTGTGGCCGGAAAAACAAATCTTGCGAACACGACGTCTGCGCTAAATCAGCAAAGTGCGGCTTTTTCTGCACTGGCAAGTAATATCAGTGCTGCGGATGCTCGATTTGCGGATTATATCCAAGGCGCCCAAGCGGCACAAGACAAGGCGCTTGGGCCAATGTTTGCGCAATTTAAGGCCCTCAAAAAAATGTACGAAGAGGGCATAACTGGCAGGGGGGTCACAATTGAATCTCCTGCCATGGGAGCCTCATTCTTTGAAAAAATAAAAAATGAAGTACCCGAGACGAAAGCGGCCCTTACCGCTTTTGCCTCTGAGCTGCTTCGCATAAGAGATCTTGTGGGATCAGAAAGTGCGGCCGCTCTTGGAATTGAACAGGAGTTGGTGAATATTGAGGGCAAACTTCTAAAAATTGAGCAAGACAGACTGGAGATTAAACAATCTATCACCAGAGAGACATCTGCTGAAGTGCAATCTGCCCTTTCGGCACAGGTTGGCGCCAAGCCGAATCCATTTGGAATAGCGGATGAGCAGGTAAACGCTGCCCTGAATCAAAGAGCAGAGGCATACCAGAAACAACAGGCCGAATTGGGCGAATTGCAGGCAATACTTTCTGCTATGGAGGGGCGCAGGTTTGATCCGCTAAACATTTCCGATGACCAAATCAATCAAGGATTGGATGAGAGGGCGCGACTCTATGCTCGCCAGACCGAAGAACTTTCTGGGCTCCAGGCTGTTTTATCGGGCATGGAAGGAAAGACGATGGACCCATTCGGCATTACAGATGAGCAGATAAACAGGGGACTGGAAGAAAGGGCCAATTTATACCAAAGGCAGCAGGTTGAAATGCTTGCCTTGGGTCAGGCATTGGCGGCGATGGAGGGTCGTCGCTTCGATCCATTTGGCATTACGGATGAGCAAGTGAATGCTGGGCTTGACGCGAGGGCGGCTGCATACAAGCAGCAGGCTGCCGAGATCTCAAGCCTCATGCAGGCGCTTGGCGCGATGGAGTCAAGAGAGATTGATTGGGGGACAGCGTTTGGAATACAAGCATCAGATGTTGCCGCAGACAGGGCCAGAGAGCTATCGGATGAATGGAACAGGCTTCAGCAGGCAGCAGACAGCCTTGCAGCGCAGGCTCCACAGGCTGCCGCCGCACTGAACGCCTTCAAATTCAAGTCGCTCTCGGAAGACGCGAATGCCTATACCAGGGCACTGCTAAATCAGCAAAGGACGCTAGATGAGTACGCCGACAGTGCGAATAGAACTGCAGCCGCAATACGTGAACTTGGGTATGGCGGCGAGCTTCCGGCCATTCGACC